CAGAAGTTGGAGATATAATAATGTACCAAGAATCATATTGGGAAATAGATAATACTAATGCAAATCAATTCTTTGCAGGTAAAGACCCAGATTATCCAAATAATATAAACCCATTAAACCCAGGATTGGAGGAATTTGGAGCTAGTATATCAATTATATGTAAAGCGCACATTGTACCTAGTGATAAGGTACAGATTACTAAAGAACGATTATAAGATATGCCACCACGTAAAAAACCCACACCAAAATCCCAAAGGGAAATATCAAATAATTTAGTAGATCCGTATGTTAATCCGGATAATGGTGAATCTTTAGGTAATCCTAATATACCTTCTGAATTTCAACAATTCACTCCCTCAAACCAAACTGGTGTTGATTTCAATAGATCGGAAAAACTTACATTTAAAGGAGACACAACAAAACCCATAACTATAGGATTACAAGATATAGATGAATCTATATTTTATTATTTTGAAAATATAATTAAACCTTATGTATATCAAAATGGATCAAAAATACCTGTTCCATTAATATATGGTGCACCTGAAAAGTTTAAATCAGCACAAAAAGACGGATATTATAAGGATAAGAATGGGAAGATTATGTCCCCTATTATTGTGTTTAAACGTGATAATTTAGAACCAAATAGGTCCATAACAAATAAATTGGATGCTAATAACCCCCAATTATATACATCTTGGCAAAAACCATATAATTCAAAAAATTCATATTCTAATTTCAATATATTAAATAATAGAATCCCCACCCAACAATTTATAGCTACTGTAGTCCCTGATTATATCACATTAACATATAGTTTTATAGTGCAGACATACTACATTGAGCAATTAAATAAGATAATTGAATCAATAAATTATGCTTCTGATTCTTATTGGGGTGATCCTGAAAGATTTAAATTTAAAGCTAAAATAAATGGTTTTGCCTCTGCAACAGAGATGAAACAAGATGACAATAGAACAGTACAAAGTACATTTAATCTATCAGTTTATGGTTATATTATCCCCGATACCATACAAAAGGATTTAACTGCTATTAAAAAATATAACAGCAAATCTAAAATAATTATAGGGATGGAAAGTACCGGAAGTTTATAATGGCTGATTTTACACAAGATAAAAAATATAAATATAACTGGCAAAGCTCAAAATTCAAAGATTTAGCTTTATCAGGTAGTTATATTTCTCAATTTATAAATGATGCTGGTTATGTTACTTCTAGTGTAGCTATAAGTGCTTCATATGCCTTAACTGCTTCTTACCTTACAGGTACTATAGCTAGTGCTTCATATGCTGTAAGTTCTTCATATGCTCTAACCTCTTCATATTCATCAAATGCATTAACGGCTTCATATGTAGTTAGTGCTTCATATGCTCCATCATCACCACCATTCCCATATACCGGTTCTGCTAGGATAACTGGGAGTTTAGGAGTAACAGGTTCTATCTCATTAAAAGCATATACTGGTAGTGCAGATGCTGTAATGAATATATTATCCATATCTAATAGTCAATTAGTTAAAATAGGTGGTGATGGTGCTGTAAGTTTAGGTACATATACTAATCCATCAACACAACTTAGTATTAATTCATCTCTAAATTATGGTTTATATGCCGCCGGTCTTACTGCTATTTATGCCCAAAATCAAACAGGTACTGGTACTAGATATGGAATCCAAGTACTTGGAAGACAATATGGATCGGTAACACCATCAGGATATGTTGTATATGGGATCTTAACGGGAGCTGACACTACATTAGGTATAAATTATGGATTAAAATCATATGCATATAATGGTGAAATTAATTATGCAGGATATTTTGATGCTGCCTCTGGAACCAATAATTATGCTATAGTTACACAACGAGGATTTTCGGGGTTTGGGAAAATTGACCCCACAGCTATGGTTGATATTAAATCAGCAGGAGCATTATCATCTGATATAGCATTAAGAGTAAGAAATAGTGCTGATACTTCAAATATATTAAGTGTTGCCGGGGATGGAATAATAATAGCATCCTCAATATCATCTTCATTCACCGGAAGCTTACAAGGAACATCTTCATTTTCCATAACAGCTTCATATATAGATGGAGGAACATTCTAATGCAAAATAGAATACCATACCAGTGGGGCAATGCCCATTTTTCATGGAGTAATAATCAATACACTTGGGATGATGTTGCTTTTGTTAATGAAATAATTCAAGGTGGTAGTAATTCTTCCCCAACCTATATTAATAATAATAAAGAGGTGAAGAAAAAATTCATCAAATTATTATGTAAGGTAGAAGGAGTTGAATATACAGAAAATAAAGAGGTATTAAAACGTCAAATACGTATAACAGATATAGTGTTAGTAGCTAAAGAAGTTTTAGGGATTGATGTGAAAATAGAAAGATAATGTATAAATTATTTGTAGATAAAACAGAATTATTTGAATGTGATATTAAGTTAGAAGGAGCTTCATTAAAAAATAGCCAAGCTCGTTTATTGATAGAATCACCCGATTTATCCTTAATATTTAAAGGTGAAATAGACTCTAATGGGAAATGCAAAATCCCAATCAGGAAACTAAAAGGAATACTAGAAGAAAACACCCAAGGAAATATTAAACTTGAGGTCATAGCAGAGGATACATATTTCACCCCATGGGAATCAGATTTTATAATAGATATATCTAAAAAACTTACAGTTGAAGTAAAAAATAATCCAACACAAAATATAATATCAGAAAGCAAACCAAAAGTTACTATAGGTATAATTGAAAATACACCGGATCCAATCTTAAAAGAAAATTTGGTTATTAGTAAAAACAAACATATAATGAATATGTTGTATTTATTGATAAAGGAAAACATTAATATTAATACAATATCCTCAAAACAACCACAACTTAATAAAATAATAGGAGGTTATATTGTTGATAATAATTTACAAACATCAAAAGATAAGGAATCGATAATAGAAGGTTTACTATATGGTTTATCTAAAATAAAATAACAAATGGGATTACCTGATTTAACAGGACTCAATATAGAAGACACATATGAACGAATATTACAGACAGATGGGATATTCATATATGATGGTACAGGTTCTATAGTAAATATTTCAAATTCCATTAATACTGGTTCATTTGCTGTTACTGGTTCCAATGTTTTTATTGGTAACCAAATAATCACAGGTAGTGTTGAAACTACAAATGCAATTACAGCTCCATATTTTGTAGGTATTATTGATGGTGGGGTATTTTAAATATTTATAAATAATGAGTACAATAATTACCAAAAATAGTTCAACATCCGGAAGTATTCCTTCATCCCTAATACAAGGTGAATTAGCTATAAATGTAAAAGATGGCCGTTTATTTTATGGGTCGGGTTCTGGAAATGTTGTTAAAGAATTTATTGCTAGTGGTAGTGGTAATAACATTGATACCGGATCCTTTGTTTTAACATCATCTTTTAATGCATTCACAAGTTCAATATATTCATTTACTAGCTCAATATCCGCTAGTGTAAATAATTTAACAAACGCTACTTCAAGTTATGTTTTGAACTCACAAACAAGCTCAATGTTTGTTTCAAGTTCAATATATGCTATTTCTGCATCTATTGCTGTATCTAGTTCATATGCTTTAAGTGCAAGTTATGCATCCTCCACATTATCTTCTAGTTTTTCTACAACTTCATCTTATGCAATACAAGCATTAAGTGCTTCATGGACACCTAGTTCACCTACATTCCCGTTTACAGGTTCTGCTTTAATAACGGGTAGTTTAGAAATAACTGGGTCTTTATTAATTTCAGGATCAATATTACCAAATGTATCGGGATCTGTAGCATCATCATTCAGTTTAGGATCAGCAACAAATGCTTGGAAAGATATTTGGGTAGCAAATAGTAATATCTATATGCTTGATTCAACTGGTAGTATACAAACCACCATTAAATCATCACCAACAGGAATTTCAATTACGGGATCACTAAATGGTACTATTTCTAGTATTGTCAAAGGAGAAGCAACTATAGATTTTGGTGTACCCCCAGGAAGTAATTACACAACATTAACAATCTTAACCCCAAACGTAACAAATAACTCCAATATACATATTTATATAATGAGTACCAGTTCTATAGACCACAATGCATTAGATCATCAAATGTTTTCACTTTATAGTACTGTAATGTCCGACAATATAATAGACAATACTTCGTTTGATATTGTTGCACTTTCACAATTAAGATTAAATGGAACATTTAAAGTAAGATACACAATAAATAATAATTAAAATAAGAAATAAACATGGCAGGGATAAGAATAGAAGGTAATACTTCTGGAATGGTTGCAGAGGTAACAGGAAGTAACCAAGTAAAAGTAATCCTAGAAACAGATGCAGGGAATTTACCTCAAAATGTTGGAGCAGTACGATTCTTCTCTGAAAATGATGCAGGAACAAAATTGGGTACCCCTTACATATATTCACCAGAAACAGACGAAGACTTCAGACTACGTTCAGCAGTTGATAACATGTTAGATGTTGAAACCTTTAATTATACTGCTCAAAATACGGGCAAATATAATTATGCTACTACAACACTTACAACAACTTGGAATACATCTGGATTAACTACAAATGGAGGTAACGTTACTACAGCTGGTAGTACTACGATAAGTACTTATACTGAGTTCCCATTAATAGGAGCCAATATATTATATTGTGAATTCGAAGCATCTATTAATGCAATTCCAACAACTAATACTATAATTGATTTCGGTATGTTCCGTAAAGGTGCAGCTCCATATGCTCCAACTGATGGTGTATACTTACGAATAAATCCATCAGGATTACAAGGTGTAGTATGTTATAATAATATAGAGACATCAACAACAAACTTCGATTTTACTTTTTCTTTAAATCATAAATATCAATTTATTATTACAATCAATCAACGGTCTGTGCAATTTTGGGTTGATGGTGTAATATATGCTGAATTAGAAACTCCAACTGGTAATGGTCAACCATGCATGTCATCAACATTACCCTTGTCTATTAGACATGCACATACATCAACTGCGGGTGCAGCTGTTCAATTCAATTTGAATAACTATAATATCTCATTAGGTGGTGCTAATTTTTCAAGAGAATTATCCGAATTAGGTTGTGCTATATTCGGTTCATACCAAGGTTTAAGTGGAGGTACAATGGGATCTCTTACATCATATACAAACTCATCAAATCCAACAGCAGCCGTTCCCTCTAACACAGCATTAACTGCCAATTTAATTAATGGGTTAGGTGGTCAAGCTTGGGAACAATATACTACAGGTTTAGCAGCCAATGTAGATGGTATATTATTATCATATCAGATACCAGCTGGAACGATTTCAATACAAGGTAAAAGATTAAGAATAACAGGAGTTAAACTCTCATCATTTATTCAAACAGCATTAACAGGTGGTGTATTTAACAGTGTATTTACTTTAGCATTCGGTCACACATCCGTAAGTTTAGCTACTACGGAAGCAGTTGCAGCAAAAGCCAGAAGAATTGTCGTTTTACCCGAACTAACACAAATCGTAACTACTGGACAAGCAATTAATACAATGGTAGGCCAACCCGGTGGAAATGTATCAACATTTGACTCACCAATATATGTAGATCCCGGGCAATTTGTACAAGTAACAGTAAAACACGTAGGGACTGTAGCTACAGCTGGTGTAATAGCTTATAATGTTCAACTAGTATATTCATGGATATAAATCATGGCCTTAATTATAATATCAACTCAAAACAATCCAATTCACGTTCAAGGAACATCAATTGAATTAACATCGGTATATACTCGATTAGAATATTCATGTAGACCAGATGGAGTAACTATAGAAATTGCATTTTACACGTATGCCGATTATGCAGGATATTTAGTGGCTTCTTATCTTCCAACTGATTTACCACTTAGTAATTTAACTCAAGATATCGATATATTAACACAAATACAAGATTTATCTACAGTACATGATATTGCTAAGGCTAATCTTGAAAGCCGAGGATATATAGTGACAATAGACTTAGCTTAATATTTATAATAAAAATTAAATGGCATTAATATTATCTAAAACCGGAATAACTACAGGAGAATCAGTAGAACCAGGACATGTAACTCAATCCATTGATGCTTTTAGTGGATTAAAGGCATATGATATAACAATATCAGGTTCATTAACCTTAAATACTGGAAATGAAGGAAATAATAAAATAGCAATATCTGATGCTAGTGGTTTAGTCATATTTACAGGTTCATATACTAATATCATGAATGCGTTAACATCACTAAATTCATTCACGTCATCATATAATACGGGTTCATATACTGGGTCATTTAATGGGAATTTTACCGGAACAGGTTCAAATGCAGTATCATCTTCATATTCATCTACTTCTTCATATTCCCCTAATTTTTCCAATACTGATTTAACTTTCACAAGTAGCAGAACACATAATACTAGTGGGAGTGGATTAACTATTACTACTGATGGGGGTAGTTCCCAATCCTGGTTATTCCTAAGTAATATAAACAGTAAGTATGCATTTAATGATTCTTATATAGCATTATCAACCGGCTCCATAGAAATAATTAAAGATTCCCAATCATCCCTAATATTTAAAACAACAGAAAGTATATTTAATGATTCAGGTTTAAATATTGATTTTAGAGTAGAAGGAGATACTAATACATCGTTAATATTTGCAGATGCTTCTTCCGACATGGTAGGAATAGGAAAATATTCCCCAAATTCAATGTTAGATATAAATGGTGACACAATAATATCTGGATCTATAACTACTAAAGGATCATTTATACATAATGGTATAACATCTACAACAGGAACACAATCACCTATAATATCAGGTAAATCTTCATGGTCTATAACTACAACTGGTACGGATACGTCTGCATTATCTAATGGTATCATAGGTCAAAGATTACTTGTATATGTAATAGCGAATTCAGGTGTTCAAATGACTATAACCCCAACCTCAGCCTTAGGATATACAACAATACTCTTAAAAGAGATTGGAGATTCAGTAGATCTTTATTATACTTCGGGTGGTTGGGTAATAGTAGGAGGGCATAGTTATTCAATTACATAAAATAGTAAAAAATAAACAGATAAACATAATATGGAAATAGTTACAGAACAAAAAGTTCTAACCCCAGATGAGTTACAAACATTAAAAAACATCCAAAATGATACTCAATCATTGATATCAGAATTAGGTGAAATTGAATTAATCAAAATCCAATTGGATAATAGAAAAGAAGAATGTAAAATCACTCTATCTAAGATTACAGAGATAGAATCAACATTCAAAAAAGAATTACATTCAAAATATGGAGATGTTAATATAAACCCAACAACAGGAGAAATAACGTCTTAATCCTAATGGATTTAACAGGATATTTAATATTTATAAACAAAACTAATGGCCGAAGAAATATTATCATCTCCTGGGGTTCTAGCTATAGAAAATGACAATTCTCCAATAAATCAACAACCAGTACAAGCCGGTGCTGCTATTATAGGACCTGCTGTGAAGGGAAAAGTAGGTATACCTACTATAGTTACTTCATATAGTGAATATACCAATAAATTTGGGACTACATTTTTAAGTGGAAGTCAATTATATTCATACTTCACATCTATATCTGCATATAGTTATTTTAATAATGGTGGTAAATCATTATTAGTTACTAGAGTGGTAAGTGGGTCATTTACATCTGCTACTAGTTCATTCATTCCCTCATCCGGTTCTACAAATAACGTATTTATATTAGAAACATTATCTCAAGGTACAATATCTAATAGTACTAGTACTTTGAATGGTGATGGAACATTAATATCGGGATCAGAAGATAACATAAGATGGCAAATTGTATCACCTGATTCATCATCGGGTACGTTTTCACTACTAATTAGAAGAGGGGATGATTCAACCAATACACCGTCTATATTAGAATCATGGACAAATTTATCATTGGACCCATTAACTCCTAATTATATAGAGAAAGTTATTGGTAATCAAGTTGAATCAATAGCTAGTGATAGTGGTGAATATTATGTTTCTTTGGATGGTAATTATAATAACCAATCGAATTATGTAAGGGTAAAACAAGTAAATTATCCAACACCAAACTTTCTAGACAACTCGGGTAATGCAAAACCACAATATACATCATCAATACCTATAGCATCTAGTGGATCATTCGGTTCTGCAACTGGAACAAACATTCCAATATCAGCTGGTAATTATTATGAAAATATAAGTAATACTAATACCCAAGGATTAAATGCTAACGCATATACTGAATCTATAGCTCTATTATCAAATAAAGATGCATATAGATATAATTTAATTACTGCACCAGGTTTAATATACGATGGTACTAATTTTACATCACATATAACATCTTTATCTTCCTTAGTATCTAATTGCCAAAACAATGGAAACTCAATGGTGGTATTAGATTTAGTAGGTTATGGTTCCAATATCACACCAGTATTAACAAATGCTATATCTATTAATTCATCATATGCTGCTACTTATTGGCCTTGGACACAAACAATAGACCCAAATACAGGACAACAAGTTTGGGTACCAGCCTCAACCCTAATACCGGGAATCTACGCATTTAACGACAACTCATCTGAGGTATGGTCCGCACCAGCAGGTACCAATAGAGGAATAATGTCCAATGTTATTCGTGCTGAAAGATATTTAACCCAAGAAAATAGAGATATTTTATATAAATCGAATATAAACCCACTAGCTACTATATTAAATAAAGGAGTTACTGTATATGGTCAAAAGACATTACAGAAAAAAGCGAGTGCATTAGACCGTGTAGGAGTTAGACGTTTATTAATTGAATTAAAAAATTATATATCTCAAGTAGCAGATGGTTTATTATTTGAACAAAACACAGCATCCACAAGAAATAATTTTTTACTACAAGTAAATCCTTATTTATCATCAATCCAACAAAGAAATGGATTGTATGGTTTTAGAGTTGTTATGGATGAATCCACTAATACACCAACAGTAATAGATAATAATCAAATGGTAGGGCAAATATATCTCCAACCAACAAAAACAGCAGAATTCATTATATTAAATTTCAACGTGATGCCTACTGGAACACAGTTCTCATAAAATTATATTCTGTAAATAAAAAATAATATTTATAATAAAACAAAACAATATATAAAATGGCAAAATTCACTTCCTCTCCAGGGGTATCAAATAATGAAATAGATAATACATTTCTAACCTCACAACCAGTACAAGCAGGGGCTGCTATTGTAGGTCCTACAGTTAAAGGTCCTGTTGAATTACCAATCCTTGTAACTTCATATTCTGATTATGTAAATAGATTTGGGGATGTACTAGTTAGTGGTAGTGATACTTATTCCTATTTCACCTCAATTTCAGCATATAACTATTTTAATAGTGGGGGTAAATCATTATTAGTAGCTCGTGTAGTAACAGGTTCATATACTTCAGCTACTAGTACGACAATAACTAATTACATACATGCTGCCTCCTCATCTTTTGTTTTAGAAACATTATCCCAAGGTATAATAACTAATAGTACAGGAACATTAAATACTGATGGAACATTGATATCAGGAAGTACTGATAATATAAGATGGGAAATAACTAATTCAAATACAGGATCAGGTACATTTAATATATTGGTAAGACAAGGTAATGATAGTACATCTAATAAAAATATTTTAGAATCTTGGAATGGTGTCAATTTGGATCCAAACTCATCCAAATTTATATCTAGAGTAATCGGAGATCAGGTATTATCATATAATACTAACACATTACAAATAGATGCTTCTACCGGTTCATTCACTAATCAATCACGATATGTTAGAGTAAAATCAATTTCAAATTTAACACCAAATTATTTAGATAATAGTGGCAACCCAATATCGGCATATACATCATCTATTCCGATTAATGGATCCGGTTCATTTGGTGGAGCAACAGGTGATGTAAAAGCAGGAGCTAATTTTTATGAAGATATAAATTCATCAAATACACAAGGTTTAACAGCTGGTAATTACACTAACATGATAAATTTATTATCTAATGAAGATGATTACCAATTCAATATACTTTCAACTCCAGGATTATATAATTCTGACTACACATCAACAATATCAACACTTATAACAAATACACAAAATCGTGGAGATAATTTATATGTAGTAGATATGGTTGGATATAATGGTTCTCAAACAGAGGCTATTGCTCAATCACAAACAAGAGATAACTCATATGCTGCTACATATTGGCCTTGGGTTAGAATACAAGACCCAGGAACAGGAAAACAAGTATTTGTACCTGCATCAACAATAATACCAAGTGTATATGCTTATAATGATAAAGTATCAGCACCATGGTTCGCACCAGCAGGAATTAATAGAGGAGGACTGAATACAGTAATTAGAGCAAAACTTAAATTATCTACAAGTGATAGAGATGCATTGTATGCTTCAAATATTAACCCAATAGCAACACTCCCAAAATCAGGAGTATCAGTTCAAGGTCAAAAAACATTACAAAAAGGCTCATCAGCATTAGATAGAATTAATGTTAGAAGATTAATGATTGAATTGAAATCATATATTGGTCAAGTTGCTGAAGTATTAGTATTTGATCAAAATACAATTACAACAAGAAATAATTTCTTAACTAGAGTGAACCCATATTTAGAATCAATCCAACAAAAACAAGGATTATATGCCTTTAGAGTAATTATGGATGATTCAAATAACACTCCAGATGTAATTGATAGAAATCAATTGATAGGTCAAATTTATATTCAACCAACAAGAACAGCAGAATTTATTTCATTAGATTTTATTTTGCAACCAACAGGAACAACTTTTCTATAATAAAATAGAATAATATAATATTTATAATAAAAATAAAACATAAATAAACATGGCAATTTTAGATGCAAACGAGATTTTTCACACCGCTTTTGAACCTAAGCAAACAAATCGCTTCATCCTATATATGGATGGTATTCCTTCATATTTAGTTAAAGGAATGGGTGGTATATCGTTTACTCAAACAGCAGTTGCCCTTAACCATATTAATATCCAAAGATATGTAAAAGGTAAAACGATATGGGGTACAGTAGCAATGACCCTTTTTGACCCAATTACACCATCAGGAGCACAAGCAGTAATGGAATGGGCTCGTTTAGGACATGAATCTGTAACAGGTAGGGATGGATATTCAGATTTCTATAAAAAAGATCTTACATTTAATGTTGTAGGACCTTCAGGTGATATTGTTTCAGAATGGATAGTAAAAGGTGCAATGATTACAGATGCCAATTTTGGAGATTACAATTGGGATGATGATGGAGTAGCAGTAAATATTGCATTAACAGTCCAACCAGATTATTGTGTTTTAAATTATTGATTTTTAAATCGACACCAATATATGAAGAGCTTGCCTATTTTAGGTAGGCTTTTTTTCTTTTCATATATGTATATACGATAAATAAAGTTATAACAAAATAAAAATTATGGAATTTAAAATCCCAACAGAAACTATTGAATTGCCATCAAAAGGTTACCTTTACCCATCAGACTCAGAATTATCCAAAGGAACGGTCGAAATGAGATATATGAGTGCCCGTGATGAAGATATTTTAACCAACCAATCATATATCAAAAATGGAACAGTTTTGGATAGATTGATGAAATCATTGATTGTATCCCCAATTAAATACGAGGATCTACTAATTGGAGATAAAAATGCTATCATGATTGCAGCCCGTATTTTAGGATATGGAAAAAATTATTCTTTTGAATATGAGGGTGAATCATTAACTGTAGATTTATCAACTATTGAAAATAAACCTTTATGTGATGATATAGAAAAGCGCAAAAT